AATCTACGACCAACGAGCCGATGAGTGGAGCACAGTGTTCCGCGAGCAAATGGGCATCCCACGCAACTACCACGAAGAACCCGTCCTGTACGGCTTCGGCGCGGCACCTCAGTTACCTGACGGTACACCCGTCTCGTACCAGCAGGGCGGCGTGCTGTTCCTCCAGCGCTATGTGTACAACGTCTATGGCCTAGCCTTTGCGTTGACCAAGGTGCTGGTTGAGGACGGCGATCACATCCGTATCGGTCAGGTCTACGCCAAGCACTTGGCACAGTCGTTGATTGAGACCAAAGAACTGCTCGCAGCTAACGTATTGAACCGTGCGTTCAATAGCAGCTACGTCGGCGGCGATGGCGTCTCGCTCACCAACACCTCGCACCCGATCGTCAACGGCGTGTTCAGCAACCAATTGGCTACCGCAGCTAACTTGTCGCAAACCTCGCTTGAGCAGATGCTCATCCAAGTGCGCCAAGCGGTGGACAACAACGGCAAGAAGATCCGTCTTCAGCCGCTGAAACTGGTTGTTGCCCCCGGCAACGTGTTCCAAGCAGAAGTCCTGCTCAAGTCGGTTCTTCGTACCGGCACCGCCAACAACGACATCAACCCAGTCAAGTCGATTGGTCTGATGCCTGAAGGCGCTTCGGTATTGAGTCGTTTGACCTCAGCCACAAACTGGTGGGTACAGACCGATGCACCTGAAGGCCTCAAGTTGATGATGCGCCGTGGTCTTGAAAAGACTATGGAAGGCGACTTTGAGACTGACTCGATGCGCTACAAAGCAACAGAGCGGTACACGATTTCGTGGACCGACCCTCGCGCTGTGTACGGCACGCCCGGCGTGTAAAGCAAAGGGGGTGAACTCAATTCACCCCCTTTTTCAATTTAATTCTGAGTGGTTCAAGCCACAGGAGTTTTAAAATGCCCCAATTTTCAGACGACCTATTCTTAGGTTCAGCCCCTACTTTCATGGGCACAGGCAATACCCGAACAAACGCAACGGTCACAGGATCGATTGCAACCACGGTGCTCACCGTCACCGCAGTCCTGTCAGGTGACCCACTTATTGTTGGTCAATACATCGACGGCACTGGCGTGACTGATGGCACCTATATCACCGCTTTTGGTACAGGTACAGGTGGTGTTGGTACTTACACCGTCAGCACCTCACAGACCGCGTCAAGCACTACAATCAGCGCAAATGGAAACGCCCTTCTTAGCGATCCCTCGGCTATGGATTTGGGCGTCGGGCCACTTGGTCGCATCTACGTCTTTGATGTTGTGCCACAAGCCGCATCAACCTCAAACATCGCCGCAACACAGACGCCTACAGGCGCAAGTAACCTGACGCTCACCGCAGGCGCGGGCGTACGGTCAGTTGTTCGTAACGATGGCGTAAGCGTCCTTCAACTTGATTGCCCTCGTGCAGTGGCTGTTTCATTGGTCACAGGTGGTACGGCTCGTGCCTATACAATCTCTGGCTACGACTACTATGGTCAAGCTATGAGTGAGGTGATCACCTCAGTCGCAGCAGCGACCACCAACGGCAAGAAGGCGTTCTACCAGATCGTTTCTATTGCAGGAGCAGGTGCTTCAACCACAGCGGTCACGGTCGGAACAACGCAATTGATTGGCTTACCTGTTCGCGTGATTGATGGCGGCTACCTTTGCCACGTCGGTTGGAACAACGCATTTGCGCTCGACACAGGCACCTTGGCTGTCGCAGCTACCGCAACAGCCACGACTAGCACGGGTGACGTTCGTGGTACCTTTAGCCCATCGAGCGCACCTGATGGGATCAAGCGATTGGTTCTGGGCATCATGCTCGCAGGAATTGCGGTTGGTCCGAACTCAACCCGTACTGGCGCTCTTGGCGTCACACAAGCTTAAAGGGGCACATCATGGCTTTTAAAAGTATGTCAAAGATGAAGACCACCGAGCCCTCAGTTGATGAGGCGGGCAAGGGTATGAAGTCAGGCGGCAAGCCGAAGAAGATGGCTATGGGCGGTGAAATGCCCATGCCAATGCGCGGCGCTATGCGGGGTGCTATGCCCCCTGAGTTAGCCGCACAGATGGCGGCAAAGCAAGGCCGTGCGTCGTTGATGCAGCCTCGCGCAATCGCCCGCCCTAACCCCGGTATCCCTGTGATGCCTGCTACCAAGAAAAAAGGTGGCGAGGTTGAAAGCAAGGCCCTGCATGCCAAAGAAGAGCGCGAGATCAAGGGCATCAAAAGTGAACTGAAATCTCACGAAGGCAAACCGGCATCCAAGGCTCACAAGGGCTTGGCTGCAGGCGGGATGCCCAAGTTTGCAACTGGTGGCGTCGTGCAGAAGTTTGCAACAGGCGGTGTTGTACAGAAGTTCGCCGATGGCGGCTTTGCCAAGATGATGTGTGCGGGTGGTACAAGTCATAAGGCCATGAAGAAAGGCGGTTCTTTTTAAATACAGGGGTAGCGAGAGTTACCCCTAAAATCTTTTAAGGATTACCGTGAAAGTACAAATCGTATCTCAAACTGGTACGGGATCAAGCGCATCGATCCCGATGAACACAAACGTGACGCCGTTTAACGTGGGCTTTGGCGTGACCGTTACTGGCACCGTTAACTTCACCGTGCAGCACACCTTTGACGACCCTGCGGTCGGCTTTGTGACGTGGTTCTCGCACCCCACGGTCAACGCTGTTGCGGTCAACACAGACGGCAACTACGCCTTCCCCGTCACTGGCATCAAGGTGCTCGTGAATTCTGGCTCAGGAACCGCCAAGCTCAACTTGGTTCAAGCAGGGATCGCGTAACATGGGCTTCGTCGGCGGAGCGTCTGTTGCCAACCTAGCCAACACAGAGACTGGCGGCGCAAGTTCAGTCGTCGCATCGGTTACATCCGCCCTTGGTTATGGGTTGGGGGTAGCAGGGCGTGGCGTGGTTGACCTGTACGCAACTGCCTTCAGCCCCCTGTCGCTCTTCTCCGACGGTAGCCAAGGCGTTTGGTATGACGATAGCCTGACAAGTTCGATGTTTCAGGATTCGGCGGGTACGACTGCCGCCGCGCTTGAACAACCTGTTGGGTTGCAGTTGGATTTGAGTCAGGGCTTGGCGTTGGGTAGTGAGTTAGTAACCAATGGTACTTTTACTACTGATGTAAACGGATGGTTTGCAAACGCAACTAACTCAACAATTGCGTGGGACGCAGGAACTCTTAAATTAACTCGAACATCAACAGGTAAAGCAACAGCGTATACAACGCTATCGGGATTAACTGTTGGTACTAGATACACCGTACAAGGGTCAGTTACTGCGTTTTCAGGAAGTATGGGTTTGCTTTATTTTTCTACGTCAACGTCTAGCACTGACCCACTTGTAGGATATACAACATCATCCATTACAGTTGCAGCAGAAAGTAAAAACTTTTATTTTGTTGCAAGCGCAACAACAATGTATTTGCATTTAGTTATTGACAACAATGGTCCCGGCGGCACTGCCAATATTGATAACGTAAGTGTCAAATCTATCGCCGGAAATGCACGCTTCCAAGCCACTTCCGCCAATCGCCCAACCCTGTCGGCGCGGTATAACCAATTAATTAAAACCGAATTACTAACGGACGCTGCATGGCGTACTTCAGTAATGTCTGTTACCGCAAATGCAACAGATCCATTGGGTGGCACAACAGCGTTTACCGCAACGGCAACAGCTAACGGTGGAACGTTATACCCGCAAGTATCGGGGACATTTACCGGAAGTTACAGGGCATCAATTTATATTCGTAGACGTACTGGCACAGGGACAGTTACGCTGACAAGCGCAAACGGAGTAACAGGCTTAAATATCACGGCAAGCCTTACATCATCGTGGGCTGTATTTTCAGCAACCGATACGGCGGTGGGTGGCGGCGGAACAATATTATATGGGCCACAAATAAGTTTAGGAACGTCAGGCGATGCTGTTGACGTTTGGCATCCCGATTGTCGCCCCGTCGACCAAGCCACAGGCTTAATCCCCACCTATCAGCGTGTAGACACCTCATCGGTCTACGACACAGTAGGGTTTCCTCAGTACATTAGGTACGATGGTTTAAATTCATCACTCTCGACTGCAAGCATTAACTTTACTGCCACATCAAAAATGGCAGTTTTTTCTGGCGCAAGAAAATTAGCTGCTGTATCGCAAGTTTTATTAGAGCATTCTATAAGCGCAACCGCAGTAGCCGGAGGGTTTAACCTAGCGTCCACTGCGGGAAACTACACTTACACCATTGGCTCTAATGGCGGCGCAAATGGGTTTCTCTCTAGCGTTACTTACGCAGAACCCATTACAAATGTTATTTTTGTTGCGTATGACAACGCTACGTCAAGCAACCCAAATGCAATATCGCCAAGAATAAATACCGCAACGCCAACTGTTGGTTCAAGCACAACGATTGCAACTGCGTTAGGTCAATTTACAAATAATATTCTTTACTTTGGGCGGCGAGCAGGTACATCTCTTCCTTTCAACGGCTACGAATTCCAAACCATCATAGTCGGCAAAACCCTGACCGCCACAGAGATTAGCAATACTGAAACCTATGTCAATTCTAAGACGCTTGCGTACTAGCCCTAAAGGAAAAATATGAGCGACTTCACACAAGCAACCGTCATCATTGCAGCCGCCGATCAAGCCGCAGCACAGGCTGACATGGGTGATACCGTCTTTATCGTGGGTGCAAGCCCTACAGGTTTAGCCCCTGCGACTAACTACGTCACCTCAGGCCCGTGGTCAAACGCCGAGATGGACAAGATGGCAAACGATGTGGCGTGGGCAAAAAAGATGTACTTCGGTACAGACTGGCAAGCCGCCTTGAGCGCAAATAACCTGCAAGTCATTACCGAGCCTGTGTAATGCCTAGCAAATCACCTGCCCAAAAACGTCTGATGCAAGCCGCTGCCCACACCAAGGGTGGGTTCGGTGGTGTGCCTCAGTCAGTCGGCAAGGAGTTTGTGAAGGCTGACAAGATGAAAGACGGCGGTGTGTCTCTCGCGGTCGGTCGTGGTGAGAAGTTACCCACCAAGCAGGGCGCAGGACTGACCGCCAAGGGGCGTGCCAAGTATAATCGTGAGACAGGAAGTAACTTGAAAGCCCCACAGCCCGAAGGCGGCTCACGCAAGGATTCATTTTGTGCTCGTATGGGTGCGGTGGCTAGAAATGCGAAAGGCGATGCACCTCGTGCAAAAGCCTCACTGAAACGATGGAAATGTGCGGGGTGGTAGATGTCAACTAGCGGCACAGTCTCTCAAACCACGATCTCGGTGCAGCAACTCATCGACCATGGTGCTCGTCGCGCAGGTAAGCTTGCCGAGGAGTTGACGGTCGAGCAAGTGCAGTCGGCCAAAGAGAGCCTGTACTACCTGCTCTCGAGCCTGAGCAATTACGGCGTGAACTACTGGGCGATCAACAAAGTCATTGTCGGCCTGCAACCTGAACAGTTTGAGTATTTCTTGCCTGTCGGCACGGTAGACGTGCTCAACGCCAACTACCGCACGCTCACCAACGTCAGCACAGGCTACTACAGCACCTCAGGCGTGACTTCAAATGCGTTTGATGGTGTAGGTCAGAGCATCTGCCAACTGAGCACCAACACGGGCGCAATTGGTATCGCCAATGGCACAAGCAGCCCCGTCTACATCAGCACGATTGGTATCCTGCCCGCAGTGTCTGGCTCGGTAACGGTGAACCTGCAGTACTCGCAAGATGGCACGACTTGGGTGACAGTTTACGCGCCAAATGCTGTGACTTGGGTAGCGAACACTTGGATTTATTATGACCTTGACCCGTCAAATAGTGCGCCTTTTTGGCGTATTCAGCAGGTTTCGGGCGTCAATATGGGGTTCTACCAAGTAGTATTCGGCACGATGCCGATGTCGATCAATATGTCGCGCATGAACCGTGACGACTACTCAAGCCTGCCGAACCGGTCTTTTACGGCGCTCAGGCCGCTTCAGTACTGGTTTAACCGCACGATCCCGCAGCCGAACATGGAAGTCTGGCCCGTGCCTAATAGCATCGGACCGCAGTTGGAGCTTTGGCTTAACCGCTACATTCAGGATGTCGGTGACCTGAGTGGCGAAATCGAGATACCCCAGTATTTTTACTTGGCCATTCAGTGGGGATTGGCGCACCAGATGGCATGCGAGTTGCCGCAGGTCGAGGCCTCGCGAATTCAGTATTGCGAGCAACAGTACGAGAAGC